ACCAATCGTTCGCAAAACGATTTTAAAATGGGGGGTAGTTTAGGGAATTCCCTAAACGCAAAAGGAAAAGACATGACAAAGAAAACATTACCATCAAATTTACGCATTGTTCGGTCAACTGACAAGGAAGTTGTCTTGCCTGAAAAAATCCGCGCAAGAATTCCACAGGCTGACTGGTTGGAAAATCCGGATGCGTGGAACGCAAGCAAGTTTATCAAGGAAACTTCAGACTTCATGTTTGAAATTTATGGGATTGACGCTGACCAAGACAAACATTTGCTGGCTATGTTGGCTGACCAAATATCCATGTATGTTGAAGCCAAGAAAGGTGTGGCGCGTGAAGGTCTGATTACTGAATTCAATGGCGGCGTTACTAAAGGCGCGAACATTTACTTTTCAATTATGAAAGAAACACTAAGCAAGATTGTGGTGTTGATGAATGAATTAGGTTTGACACCTAAAGGCAGACTAAACAAGACAACGACCCACACCGGTTCTTATAATGATTTATTGGCTGGCGTTAAAGTAACTAAAAAATGAAATTAGAAGATGGGATTTTCTATGCAATAGATGTGGTCAAGGGCAACATCCTTGTTTGCAATAATGTCAAACTGGCTTGCCAACGATTCCTTGACCAGTTAGAAAACAAGCATTGGGAATTTGAATTTGTTGCCGACCATGTTGACCATGTTCTTAAATTCTTTGGCACACTAAAGCACACTAAAGGCGCGGATGCTGGTAAGCCGCTAATCTTAGAACCTTTCCAAATCTTTGCACTTTGCGCCATCTATGGTTTCCGTAGTAAGAAAGACCATGAAAAGCGAATGGTGTCGGATGTCATTATTTTCATTCCACGCAAGGCAGGCAAGTCAACATTTACCGCAGGCATAAGCCTTTATGAATTACAGTTTGGCGAAGCCGGTGCTGAAGTGTTTACATTAGCGACCAACAGGGAACAGGCAACCATTGTGTTTGATGCCGCCAAGGGCTTTGTTGATAATATGCCAACAGAAGTTAAGAATGTGTTTGATGTTAGCAAGTATGAAATCAAAAAGACCGGCGACTTGCAATCCATGTTCAAAGCCTTATCACGCGACAACAAGAAATCAGGCGATGGAAAAAATCCATCATGTTGCCTAGTAGATGAAGCCGCCGCCATCGTTGACCGCAATTCAATAGAAGTCTTGCATTCAGGTATGGTTGCGCGGCGCAATCCGCTTAGGATATACATTACGACTGCCAGTTTTACGAAGGACACAAAGTTTTACGAAGACTTGCAAATGTTTGAATCTATGTTGCATGGTGAAGCGGCAGACAATCCACGCTGGTTTGGTTTGTTATATGGGCTTGACCAACAAGATGATTGGCGCGACCCAACAACATGGGCAAAGGCTAACCCTATGCACGGCATTAGTATTTACCAAGAAGCGATTGCAGAACGATGCGAACAGGCAAAGTTAAAGCCAGCCGCACTAAATGAATTTTTGTGCAAGACCCTTAATGTTTGGGTGTCTGCAAACACGGCATGGATTGACCGTCAGTATTGGGATGACAGCGTTGGTGAAGATAAGCCCGAACCCGAATCGGTTTACATTGGCTTTGACCTTGCGGCAACACGCGACTTAAACGCCGTCTGCACTTTGAAGCGTTACAGCGAAACAGACTTCTATGCTGACTTTAAATTTTTCTTGCCGGAAGATGGGCTGGCTTTAGTGCCGACACACTATCGGGATATATTTGACCAAGCCGTTCGTTCAGGTATTTTGCAGATTACTGAAGGCAATGTAATGGATGACAGGGAAATTTCAGAATACATTAAGAAGCAAGCGCAAATCTATGATGTTAAAGAAGTTGGCTATGACGCGTATAATGCGGCAAGTCTTATTGCGCGGTTAAATGAAACAGGCATACCAGTTAAAAAGGTTGGTCAAGGCATGGCTGTATTAAGCAATCCATCCAAGCATACTGAAAAATTGATATTGTCAAAAGCAATACGACACAGCGGCAATCCGTTCTTGGGATGGCAAATATCTAACAGCGAATGCTATGTGGATGTAAATGGCAACATCAAGGTGCGTAAGAATGAAGCAGACAAGTCGGCAAAGGTTGATGGCGTGATTGCTTTAATTATTGCTATACATTGTGCATTAGACCATCCAATTTCATCAAACTTTGGATTTAGAAGTTTTTAAAAACACATTGCATTTATAATGATTTTTATTTAATATAGGATTAAAATAAGTGCAACATACTTATTCCTATAAGATACGATATAATTTTTTATGCGAAAGCATTTAGGGGTAAGCATGGCAATCTTAGATATATTCAAAAGAAAATCGCAATCCAATGAAAGCAATACGCTTTTCGGGCAAACTGCCCTTGGTAACAATGTCTTACGCAATACCAATTCTTATCCAACATCTGCCGCATATCAACTTTTATATGTAACAACATCAAGCGTTACTGAAGCAGGGCGCACCGTTGATATGTCTGTTCTATCAAGGAACAGCACAATCATGTCTTGCATTGGCTTAAAAGCCCGTGCCGTTTCACAACTGCCAATTAAGATTATGGCTTATGGCGATGATGGCACATTGATTGATGCTTGCACAAACCCTAGCGTTTCAGCCCGTGATAAAGCAAAAGCGCGTTCCGTTGCTAGTTTGCTACAAAACCCTAACCATTTCCAAAGCCAATACGAATACTGGTATCAGTTTATGATGTGGCATGAATTGGCTGGTGAAACATTTACATTGCTATGGCGTAAAGACCAAGACCAAGTTTTGCAAACGCCGCTTGAAATGTATATCCTTGATTCAACCCTTATCACAGCGCAACTAACTGAAACCCGTTATCCTGCTTATAGGTTATCAACCCCGACTTATGGCTTTAGTAAAGACGCGCCATTGAAGGCACATCAAATCCTTCATGTTATGGATGCCGCTTGGCAAGGTTCGGGTTCATTTAACAAGGGTATATTGGCAACTGAATTAGTTGGTCTTGACCAAGACATTGACCTTTATGCTAACTTTGTTATGCAGAACGGTGCGAAACCAACCGGCATATTCAGAACAGAACAAGTCATTCCTGATTCACGCTACAAAGAAATTGCGGCGCGTTTGAAGGAAGCATGGTCAAGCATGATGGGTTCTAAACAAACCGATTTAAGCAAGCCCGGTCAATCCATGTTGTTAGACAATGGCATGGTTTACGAATCAATCAAAATGCTAACATTGCAAGATGCGGATGCGGCAACACTTAAAATGCAAACCATGAAACGGATTTGTGGTTTGTTTGGTGTGCCACCGCAAATGATTGGTATTGATGAAGGCAAGTTTAATAATTCACAAACAACCATTGATGAATTTTACAAAACAGCCATCTATCCTTTGCTAGTAAACATACAGCAAAAGTTGAAAGCAAGTTTGTTACAGGGTTATCCAAACCTTTGCATTGAATTTCAAACCGATGACTTCCTAAAAGGCGCACCGTTAGACCAAATGAATTGGGCGGTTGCTGGCGTATCAAATGGTTTGTTAACACCAAACGAAGCGCGTGAATATCTTGGCAAGCCAAACAAGGCTGGCGGCGATGAATTAAAAGACACAAGTAAACCTGCAACACCTATTGCTGGCACAAGCCCACAAGATACTGGCGGCGGTGGCAACACATCAAGCGTTGGCAAAACAGGTCAAGCAGGCAAAGCATAGATGACAAAAAAAGATTTGAAGGAATTAAGGTTATTATTATTGACCGTTCAAATGAAGCAAGCGGCTGACAAACGCATTACATTGCCGCTTAAAGCAAACGGTATAAAAAACAAAGGGGTTAATATCCATGACTAAAGATGTGAAGTTTTATTATGAAAGCGAAGTTGCTTTAGGCGTTAGTGCCGATGAAGCAGAAATGTGCGGAACGATTGAAGCACAGTTTACAACTTGGGGCGCACGCGAAGGCGCAGACGGGCGTAAATTTAATTATAAGGCTGAACCATTCCTTGAGTGGGCAAAAGCCTTAGAAGCGTCAGGAAAGCCCTTGCCGATGTATTTCCAACACAATGACGAATCAATGCCTGTTGGTGAATGGACTTCATTTGAATTTGACGATAAAGGTATGTCCGGCACAGGTCGGTTGTTTACAAACACAAGCGTTGGCAAAGACCTTTATACTATAATGAAAGAATCGCCAAACATGGTTGGTGGTGTTTCAGTTGGCGCATACGCTGACGAATATTGCATGGTTGATGCTGAAGGCAATATGCTTGATGCTGGTATTGCGGCAGACGAAGGTTATTTCCAAATCACTAAAGGTGGTTTGCGCGAAGTGTCAATCGTAATGAACCCAAACAACCTAGAAGCAAACATTAGAAAACTAGAATCATGCCTTGAATTAGATGGCACGATTAACCCAAGAAATTTGGAATCTGCCTTGCGTGATGCAGGGGTTTCAAAACAGAATGCGGCGGTTGCCGTTTCTGTATTTAAGGGCGTATTGGAAAGTCGGCGTGATGCTGGCGAAACAGTTACCCTTAAAAACGACACGGTTCGGCGTGATGCTGAAGCGGAAGCCGCCAACAGCGAATTGCTTGCCGCACTTGCGGAACGCGATTTGTTGAAAAAACTTAACGAAAGAATTAAAGGATAAATCATGTCAAAAGAAATCATTGAAAAACTTAATGAAATTGAAGCACAATCTGTTGCTGAAATTGCTAAAGT